TGGTTTTCTTTTTAGCAGCTTTTTTCTTAGTTGCTTTTGGTTCAGGAGCAGGACAAGCAGCAGGAGCTTTAACACCATTACCCATCCTTTCAGATAAATCAGGTTCTACAAGCTCCCATTTGTAAGTTCCATCAGCCTGAAGAACTTTATCTAGGGATTTAGCCATAAAAATGTATGTACTTGTCTATCATTGTAACAAACTATTCAGATTTGACCTCATTTGCTGAAGGTAATACTTCTCCCTGTACCAAAATATCTCTAAATTCTTCTCTATCTATTACTTGTTGATCAAAGAGAGATGTTAAAGCTGTAATATCTTGTCCAATTAGTCTCTCAATATCAAAATCTCTACTAATTTTTACTTCTGGTGGCTCGATACCCACATATTCAGCAGAAAAATTAAAACATTTTTGAAGTTTTTGCTCTAATTCCATAGAAACCATTGCAAGCATAGAATTGGTATCCACTCTGTCTAACCTTCGAGCATCAGCAGATTCAGCTACAAACTTTTGTTGACTCAAAGTACTAATCCCAAGAGTAGCCATTTGCATTTGTAATTCTTTTATTTCTGCTGATTGAGCATCAAAAGCACTAGAAGCTGGCTCTACATAGTAAATTTTATTCCCTGGTTGAGTTGCCATTGCATAATTTACAGATATAGCAAGGTCTTTGGTCTGGTCATCATATCCTTCCATTACAAGCATTGGCTGAGATGCGACATGCAAACTATGAATAAGATCAGCCTGTCTTTGAAAATGTGCAAGATTTAAATATGCAATATCAAGTAAAGGAGGTTTACTTACTAAATTTTCTGTTTTTCCAGAATAAATCGTAACTAAAGGTATTTCTCCAAGAGAAAAATTACCAGATTCAACTAATTTATAATCTTCTCCTGTTGTATCTGTACTAAATTCTCCAGCATAAGAATTATCATCAACGTCATACATTGCATCAATTTGATCTTCTTTACGAAAAACACGATACCGACCAGGTTCTATAACTCTTACCTGTTCAAATACTTTTTCTCCAAAGTCTCCATCAGGTAATACAGCTTTTTCTCCAATCCTCACCTGTATTAAGTTTCCATAATTAGATTCTCTATCTAATCTATAACCAAATAAATTATTAGGATCTACTTCAATCCAATAAGGTCTACGATTTTGTTCTCTCTCTTCTGCAAGACTTAATGCACCAGAAGGTGCAGGATAATCTACAAGAATATGACTTTGACCATAAGTAAGAGAACACATTAATAATCTTCTTGCATATTCATCTAAATCTGACCCACAACCATCAACATCCATTTTAAATGTATCTGTCCAATAAGGATCTCCTATAAGTGTTATTGGTTTTCTAAGAACTAAACCTGTAGCTGCTCTAATTAATCTTTGAGTAAAAGGAGAAAATACAGCACGATTTACTCTAGCCATATATGCTGTGTAATCTTCTCTTGGCTCTAATGGTAAAAATGCTTCACTATTTTCTCTAAGATATTCTGTTCCTTCAGTTACAGCTTTCATTATTTCCCACCCCCTCATCATATCCAGAACTGCTCTGTTCTTGGTAAAAGGACTATCTATACCACTAAGAGAATTAGAGGTTTGAATTTTTGTTCTAATTTCACCAGGAATTGAATAAGTCATTGTTTACCATTTAGTGCGGTGTGACCAATATCTAGCACTAAAAAATCCTGGATTGGGATCTTGTGCATTATGTCTAGCATAATATGATTTCCTTCTAGCTTTATCTCTTTCTGATTTAGGATTTTTACCAGCACCAGTAACTCCTTGTTGACCAAATCGTATTAGTTTTATTTTATCGCCTTTCTTAGCCAATACCACATGAGATTTAGTGGGATGACTAGGTGTTTTCTTGGGTTTATTAAATCCTTCTAATCTATTTTTTATAAGTCTAGGATCTTTTTTACTCATTTTCCCACCTTTGCCTGTGCCTTTTTATGAGCTTGAGTAAAAGTATCCCCTGCTCTCATTCGCCTTTTCATAAACTCCATGTGCTTAACACTATGATGCTCAGAGTGTTTTTCAAGGAGATTTTTTTGGCGAGTGGTAAGTTTCACTTCTTTTTTCTTTTTTTTGTTTTGGAACGTAATTTTTTAAGATCGGCAGCCGTAATCTTATCTCGTGGTGGAGCAACAGCAGCAAGTTTGCGTTGCTTTGCTGAGTAAGAACTTTTAGGCATTATGCAGCGTTGGTTATAGCACCTGAAGTTATGAAACTAACGCTAACTGTTTCTAAATCACCTGTTGTTGCAGATAGACTTGTTCCTGTAACAATTCCAGAAAAACTTACTTTTTTACTTCCAGATGTATCTAAAAACAATTCAAACTGTGCATCGCCAGCATCTTCTGTTGTTAAAACATCAGCTAATAAGTTTGCAGTTTCGTTACCACTAGCTGCTGTATAAAGAAAATCAATAGTTCCTGATCCAGAAATTAAACTCCCAACAAAACTTCTTGATGTATCACCATGAGCAGTTACATCTAAAGTATCTTTTGTAGTATCTAAACTCCAAGCTGTAGTTGAAACTAATGCTTCAGTAGTTCCAGAACTGTTTTTAAATTTAACAGAACCTTCTTCTCCACGAAAAAATGCCATGATCCAAAGAAAAAAGAGTATTTATAAATAGTTTAACTTGTAGTTGACTTTTTTACAGTATCTTTTTTGCTATTTAGCAAATATTGTTGACATCTGTTATCCCAGAGAGCAGGATTACGCTTGCCTTTTACTGCTTCAATAGCATCAAGCATTTCGTCTGTAATTTCAATCATTTTTTCTTAGCTTTTTTTCTAAGTATATCAGCATCCGCTTTTCTTGCCCCTCCTCTTCCACTAATGAAACTATTTACCCTACCCATAGCCCATGCAGCCATTGGTACGTTTCGAGATCCAGAAGATAAATAAGCTCCCTGTCCTCTGCGATACACCTGGGCAAGCTGTCCGTAGGTGAAACGGCTTTTATCTGCCTTTTTTCTTAGTGTTTCTTTTGTTTTTTCGCTTAGTGGTTTTCTTTTTGGTTTCATCTTGGGCAGATCGTGATTTGTTTATGGCTTTTATATCAATATACTCTCCTCTTTTGTACTTCTCTGCTGTTTCTTTTATTTCTTTTGCTTTGGCAGAGCGATTTCGAGCACCCGTAAGATATTTACTAGGCACTCCTGTTTTCTTATCCCGTCTCACCCGTCTAAACTGTCTCATTTCTTCTTGGTCGTTTTCTTTTTCTTCTTCTTCTTTTTCTTACCTGTCATTGAATGAGAACCGTGATACATGATAAAAAAGTAACTCTTAATATATTCTAAACGAAGTTTGCCCTAGTGTCTCTGGTTTTGCAAGATTAAATTGCTGTAAACATAAATATCCGAAAGCATCAAACGCATGGTCAACGCCTAGGTTTTTATTAGGTAGTCCTGTATTTGGAGCGTAGGTAAGAGTTCTGAGTGCTTTTATTAATTCTTTACATCTTGGGTGTATAAAAGTTCTTCGATTGCCATTTGCATCAAGCAATGCAGTATTAACAGAAGTTATCTTATCTCGAATCTTCCAGGGAGATTTTGGACTCATAACTGTAAATCCATTTCTTCTTAAAATTGTATGGTCTGTAACCCCTACCCCACTTGTTTTTCTTGCATTACCAGTAGGATCAGGACAAGCAATTACTCTTCGATCTACCCCATATCTTCTTGTAACTTCTTCAGCAAAATCCCAAGTTGTAGCTCCTCCCGTCAACATGATCTCATCAAACACATAAAGACAGTCATTATGCTTTACCGCACAAATTCCTGCCATTGGATCTACGTTAAAGTCCAATCCGATCAGCAAAGGCATCATGTGTAAATCCTGCACTTCCTTATCAATATTTTCATCAGTAAAACTAACAGCTACTAAACCAGTAAGATTTTCAAAACTAGCCTCAAATTCTTGCCTGAATGTCCTACCATCTAATTGACCTCTAGCTGCTTCGACTTCTTCTGGAGCGACATTACCCCCTTCAATCGTAGTAAAACTCCACCTCTGCCAATCATCTCGCTCGGTTTCTCCGCAATAACACCACATATCATAAAACCAACTGGCAGTTCCATCAGGTGTAGAGATAAACAACGCCCACCCCTGCTTATCGGCCAAAGCTGGTCTAATAACTTCTGCCCATACATCTTGATCCATAAATGCTGCTTCATCTAAAACAACACCAGAAAGACTTCTACCTCTCAATGCCATCGCATTTTCTGTTCCTTTTAACTCAATAGTTGATCCATTTATTAATTCAATCCGCAAATCTGTCTCGTTTTTGCTCTTTATCCAGATTTTTGGCACTAATCTCTTTAATTCTTTCCATGCAATGTCTTTTGCCATCCGATATGTAGGCGCACAGTAAAAATATGTCTCCCCTGGTCGATTTATCGCTCCACGAATTAATTCAATACAGGAAAGATATGATTTTCCAAATCTTCTGCCAGCTACGAGAACACGAAATCGTTTATCGCAGTTAAAAACTTCGCCCTGAGCATATCTTAAACTGATTTCTGGTGCGTTTTTTACAGGCATACACTAAAAAATAACAAATTTTTCAACTATTACCCCCTTTTTATAGCCTAATTTACATTTTCTAGG